GATTGAGTAGAGAGTAAATCTAATACATCAGCTTGTGGATTTTCTTGAAGTTCTTTATATACTTTGATGATATCTTCATATACTTCATCAGAGAATTCAGCTTCTTTAAAATCATCAGATTCATCTTTTTGATGTTTTACATCTTCTACTGTGATATCAATTTCATCAAACTTATTTATAATTTCTTCCAATTCCGATGTATCCAAAGTAGCTTCGGTAGTATCGGAATCTCCAATGGAGCCATCACTTTCACTTGATTCTTCATTTGGCATAATAGTCGAATCATTTCCTTCCGAGCTTCCGCTTTCGTTAGAGGGAAAGTCGGCATCAGCCTTATCCTCCTCAGGTAATACTTCTACTTTTTCCATCTTTTCGATTTCTTCTACAGTAGGAATAGTTTCTGGGACGATTGGTTGAATGATTTCACCTTCAGGGAATTTAGCCATATCTTCTTCAGATACAGTTTCTAAATCTTTAATTTCAGTCTCAGTTAAACCCTCAGCTTCTTTAGCCAAGTTCTTTACATATTTGATGTCTTCTTTAGCAGTTGTTTCCATTAGTTTCTTCCTCATCTTCTTCTAAAATAATATCATGATCAAAAGCTATAGCTTCTGTCATATTAGACTCATCTATCTTTGTATTTGGACGATAAACTGGTCTAGTAAAATCTCTAGTTAATGTAGGTTCTTTCTTTTCCATGATTAACCTAACCCTTGGATACGTAGACGTATCTCAGTAATATACTCAGGTAAGAAGTTTTCATTAGATAAGATAACTTTCATAAAGTCATTATAGATATTAATATTTTCACCAAAGTTATTTACAATCAAATCAACCATAGGTTGTTGATAACAACTTTGAAGAAGATCAGTCATATTAATATCTAATGTAGCGACATATTGAAGTACTTGTGGTAAGTTAGCATTGATGACAGCTAACTTAGTATTCTCCATAGTCTTACGATTATAGATAGTAGAACTATCTTTATTCTTCTTAGACTCTTCTAACTCTAAAGCAGAATAAATAGAGTCTTGCTCTTTAATGATTAATCCGATAACGAAATCAACCATATGCTTATTGAAGCTACAGACTAAGAAGTCATATAATGTAGCTGCAGCAAGATAAATATTATCATCCGTTGTAGTATCGAATGACATATTACATGAGTTACAGATAATATCAATGATATTCCGATAAGTGTCTTCTTCTACTGCATTAGTATTTTCGACATCCATTGGGAAGTTTGCACGGATATTATCAAAATTAGATTTAAATGTGTTTACTATATTAGGTTTTGGTATAATAGCAAATTCGTACCGTTTACTGATTTGATCTGAGATCACATCGTAAATATAATCACTACTAAAATTTGCTAAGATTTCAGATAACTGATGCTCATTGGCTAACTCATAGCCACTGGCTGTACTATATCCGAACATAGCCCCTCCTTACAAAAAATAAATTTGTATAAATTTACTATATTGTAACTAGATAAATAATTTTTAAACTTTATCATAAAATTTTGCAAGATTACCAGATATATGACTCTTGACATTTGGGTCATCTAAACTATAGATAGATGTGAATGCTGATGGATCTAATTCTCCTTCAGTGTCATTACGTATTTGATCTATAGCATCTTTAGTCATATTATATTTATATGCATAAGCTTTCAAGAACTCAGGATCTCTAAATGCTTCTCTTAATAAAGCATCTTCCTTTTCTCTCTCAGCTTTCTCCCATTCTTGATAAGTAATCCCGTGAGCTTTAACCATGGCTTTATATTTATCCATAGGACTAACTTCATCAGGATTATCTTTATTCATATCTTGTTGTACTTGATAGATTTCGTCATAGATATCTACTGTTTCTACACCGACATCAAATACAACATCATCTATATCATTATCAGTCTTAAGACCTTGCTTTGTAATACCAAAGTTTTCTTTAAGATTCTTACCTTCATACCATACATATAATGCCATGAGATAAGAGAAAGTTAAATCGTCATGAGTATTAGTAGAGTGCTCAATCTTACCATTACGTTTAACTTCTAAACCAATAAATTCATCATAAAGTTGTCTAGTAACAAACTTATCTTTATGATTATCCATACGCTCTCTTAAAATTTCCATTAAGAGTTCACGTACATTCTTAGTTGAATCAAGACCAAATACTTTAACTAAAGCTTTAGTTTTCTTAATTGCCCCAGGACCTTCGAAACGTTCTTCGAGAATCTTTTCTTTATGCTCGAAGTATAAGTTCTTAGAGATGCCTGCTTTTTTAAGTAATGCAATGACAGAGGCTCCGAAGCCACCATTTCTTTCTACGTTTATTACAACGTTTGGCATATACTTTTGTGTCAATTCAACTATAATCTTAGCCAACTCAATTTGGCTAATATAGTTACATTTAAACGTACCGATAACTTTAGTAGTCTTACTATCAATAATAGTAATAGCAGAACTATCTCGTCTATAACCACCAGATACGTCAACCCCCATTATTGGAGGATCTATAGGTTTACCATTTCTAGCATAGTCTATCTTACCATATAAGTTAACTTGGAATTTACCACCTAATACTTCAATAGTAGTATCAGGATCTTTAGTTAAACGAGATACGGTTTCTAATTCATCTAAAGTAAATGGAGAGTTTTCAGAACCTTGAGACCATTCAAGAAGTACTTCACGACGGATGTCTTCCCAACGGTTATTCATAGTTCTACAGATTTCTTTAAACCATTCTTCAGATTTACCAAGTTGAGCATAACTGAACTTGATATAGACAAAAGTAGATTTGGTATTAGAATTCATTATATCCATTATCTGTTGATATGATTTATCATACCAAGATTCAGCAAATGGAACAGCATCTTCTTTCATTTGATAAGCGAAGACACCTTCAGTGGATGTTAAGAATCCTGGGGTTGTAGTAAATAGGATACCATAAGGTGCACCATTTGCTCTGGCATTATCAGCAGCTCTTTTAAATGCAGGAACTGTATTAAGATAAATGATTTCATTATATGGTGCAAATCCCCATTCGTCACCCCACAATAAAGGAATAGATTTACCACGTAATGTATTTTGAGCTGCTGTCTTATTACGAGCAGATGCTACAGTGATAATCTTATTTCTATTAACAGCATGCTCAAGTCTCAATACTGTATCTGATACTTTAGCATTCTTACCATCTCTTGTAAATGTTTGGTCCATACGTAAATATGGAGGTAAGCATTCACGTAAGTTTTTAAGAGTTTGCAAGTTATCTTTGGATCCTTCTAAGGCTTTATGCATAAATGCAATAGTAGAGTTAGATGTACCAAAGTTAAATAAGTGTAAATATCTAACGTCAGCTGATAATGTCTTACCATGCTGACGAGGGAGTTCCAAGAATATATTCATATTATAGATGGAGCAGAAGAATAATGCCATATTACCACGATGTAATTCTAATGGAATACCTTTACCGCTACCACCTTGGTCTGGTACACGTACTACTTCACGAGCGAAGTACCAGAAGTTTACCATACACTCAGCTAAGACCTTACTTTTATAGTAGGTACTTAAATTTGGATCATGTGGGTCTATACCAGCAAGGTCAGGATCTAGGAGTGCAAGCATGAATTTATTATTCTTTATCCCAATTGCCTTTAAATACTGATGCATCTTTAAGAAGCTAGTATTTCTTGTAGACATTTGATAATAAATCTTCATAAATACCTCTAGAGTGATATATTATAGACATGATATAATGATATAGTTATTTATAGATAGGAGGTTATATCATGCTATTTTCAATTAAGGAAATTAAGTTATTAAACAAGGAGTTTAGACCAACAGTGGTAATATACTATATAGTATTATTACTTACATTAGTCATCATATGTGGTTCTGTAGTAGACCCACACTTTATGGTTAGATGGTTATACTATCTAGTAATGAATACTACTAATAATATTAATACTGCAACAACAGCAATGCTATTTGGTAACTTCATTAAATTACTATGTATCTTCTTGTTAGGAAGATATGCTCATCACTTATATAGATTCATTCATATAAGAATCTATGGTAAGAGAAAAAAATTATAAGCTTAATATCTCCCATAGGATTCTAAGATCCTATGGGAGGTAATTATCTTATTTTTTTTCTTTTGCTGCTTTTTTAGCTTCAGATACTTTTTCTTCAGCATCTTCAACAATTTCTTCTTCTTTTACTGGAGCAGCAGTAGGTTTTTCTTCTTTAGTTTTAGAATCAGCTGCTACTTCTTTTTCTTTTTTCTTAGCTTCTTCAGCTGCTGCTTTAGCTTCGGCAGCTTTACGAGCTTCTTCCTCAGCTTGAGCTTTTGCAGCTTCTTCTTCAGAAATAGTAGGAACAGCTGGTACGTTATAGTTAGTGAAATCTAATACTACTGTATCACCAGTAGGCAAGATTTCATATACTGTAGCTTGTTGGGAAATGCAATCAGCAATTTCTTCTACAGTCAAAACTTCACGATAAATACCACGTACAAGACGGTTACGTAAACGAATTGGACGACGGCAATTTACATTAACTAGTTTAGTCTTCAAAGTTTTCATCATATGCCTCCTGAACAGAAACGATTAAATCATCATCAATAAGATCATAAGCTTCTTTCAATTCCACATTATCTTGGATTTCATCAGCAAGATCTTTACTATCGTTATCATGAGTACGATCGATATCAGAAAGCAATTCAATTTCAGCTGCATCGTCTTCATCGTCAGCTTCAATATCAATTTCTTCATCGTCTAATTCTGCTACAGAATCGATATCAGTGTTGTCATCGTCATCATCTAATTCGATTTCATCCATAGCATCAACGATGTTATCAATAGTATTATCCATGTCATTATCAGTAGCAGTGGAGTCAGCAACAACATCTTCTACAGTAGAAGCTGCATCATCTAGCTCTTGGTGGATAGTTTTATCATCAGCCATGTTAAAGTCCTCCTTAAAATATTAATAATCTTCTTCATCATAACCGATGTAATCATCGTTATCATCTGCAAGATTATCTAAATCATCATCGGATAATGAAGACAATGCTACATCGTCATCATCCATAATTTCATCATCATCGTCACCATCTTCGATGGCATCAATGATATCTCTTTTAGCAATTAAAGAGTCTAAGAAAGCATTTTCATCGACCATTACATCGAATGCATCTTTCTCATCGATTTGCTCTTTAAAAAAATTATCGAGTTCACTGTTCATTGCAGTACCTCCATTAAGATTACTGATATGTTAACGTGATACATTTTTTAATATAGCTTGAACTTGACGTTCTAGGATATAAATAATCACAGGAACGTAGTAAAATATATCATGTTGAGGAATAGTATAGTTAAAATCTTCTAGAGATTTAAGTAGGAATTCTTCAAATCTATTCATCTTATCTGTATTATTATTGAAGTAATCAATAATGATATTCTTAAAGTAGTTTAGATCGTCAGTTTCATATCGTTCATTATCTCTAATACGCATTACTGTATCATCATCAAATGATGGTACTTGCCAATAGTCGCCCATCTTATATTCATAGAAGATATAATAATAGTTTTCTAAGCTATAATATAAGATAGATGTCTTGTCTTCTACTAGCATACCATAACAAGATGGATTACATATAGTACCAATATCTTTTCTTTCTAATGAATGGAAGAAAGATTTAGAATAGTCTAAAGCAAATGTAGCTCTAGTAGGAAGTTGATGGGCTACGTGTAAGTAATCTAAGTCACCAGTATTCATAATATCATGACGTTTAATGAACTCAATCATATAACTGTCATAGAAATTATGATCATCATAAGAAAAAATAAAAGTCTGAGTTTTATTACTATAGAAGAGACTTCTATAGTAAGCAATCATATCCTGACAGATGTTTTCAACTCTACTAATATAATTATAATCATCATCTTTGATTACTAGAGATAGATTAGTACCAATATTAGTTGTATCCATAGTATAAGATTCTACAACTAAGGAATCAATATCTGTATTATCACCATCATGGGAGCTTAGACGATAAGAGATCTTATACATATTAGCCCCAGTAGGCAATGTATCTAATGATACACTTGTAACTTTGAATAGATACTCTTCATTAGTATGGTTAATAATGAAATAGTCTTGAGGATATGGTTTGAATGAGTTAGGTAATATATAAGCATCACCTTCGATTGTATCTGATTCAAGACCAAAATCACCAGCATCCATTTGAACTTGAATTCTATCAAGACCAAAGATAACTGTATCTTTAATTCTATTATATCTTAATGGAGAATCTCCATCAGTATAACTATATGCTAAGTTTGTAGACTCATCTAATGTACTCTTACTAGTATTGATATTATAGTAAGTACATGTAGTAGGAGCTTTATCTGTAAATGTATAGAATGTATTATCAAGCCGTTTAGTTTGAGACTCTAATATAGAGTTTATAGTGGCTGTATATGTAGTGTCAAGGAATTTACCCATAGTCGACCTCCTTTATTAATGTGATGTTTAAGACAAAAAAATAAAGCGGTATGGACTTTAAGCCCATACCGCTATAGTATTTGTGTACAGAAATCTTGTATCTCAGATAATGGTACTCCGAAATCTTTATTCTTTTGGTTTACATGAGAGAAGACTCTAGAACCTCTAAAGAATGCTATATTATTCTTTATGAAGTATTCTATCTGTCTTCTAGCTATCTCACCAGCTGAATCATTATCGAAGTATAAATGAATATCCATATAGAATATACCTCTAGAGAGTACATACTGTAATACAGATGAGTATTTATTACCGGCTGCTGCAAAGTATATACCAGTAGCTCTATTGGCTATATTATTATATACAGATAAGATATCGAATTGCCCTTCTGTAATATGTACCGTAATTCTATCCGATGTATATGGAATAGATGATGGTATACAGAAAGCTTTATTATAGATATCTCTATCATCTAGTTTACAGATTAGATATCTATATTTACTATCAACTTCTCTAATACAACGCATAGAGAGTGATGTATTATTGACTGAGAGGAATCCTACATAGTCCCTTTGAATTCTTTCAAAATCAGATTCTGTAGCTCCCAGATGCCTCATGATCTGTCGTTTAAAAAAAGAAAAATCGAAGATAATCTTCATATTCATCATCTCTGATACTGATAAGTTAGTACCAAGACGACCATTAATATAATTAACCTTATCTGGAAATATATCATAGTTTACCTCAAATGCATCATATGCTACTTGAGGTTGTCTTATATGATTAGCAGAGTAGGAATTGCTCCTACTCTGTCTCATCTCTTTATTATGGATATCAATAGCTTGTAATAATTCTTCATCTCTAATATTCAAGAGATCCAAAAAGGTTCTATTGACTAATCCACCTGCTTCGCATTTGAAGCAATTAAACATGTAAGGCTTATCCGGAGATAAGCCTATATACATGTGTTTCTTCCCAGCGGAAGATGTATGTCCACAATATGGACATCTTATCACTAATTCCTTTTTACCAGCAGCAAACTGGCTATTCGGAATTAGTGATTTTAGTTTGCTGCCGATATCCATATTATTTATCCTTTGAACCAAAGATACTACCGAGTACTCCTTTGATTTCTTTACTAGGAGATACCGCTTCTACCATACCAGTGGATGCAGATACTAGTTCAGATAGGTCTCTAACTTTATCTTTATTGATGGAATGTTTAATTACATCTGCTAATGTAACGACTCCGGCAACTGCAGCTACTGCTACAACAACTACTTTAATTACACCAGCATCAGTTTCAGTCAATACTGTTTTAATAATATCAGTACCCTCAAGTACATCTAAAAAGTTGTCCATATTACATACCTCCTATTTTTAATACGTTGTTAAAAAACTAGTTGAAAATAACTCCTAATGTAAGTTCTTTAATACGTTTACGCAATCCTTCTTCATTAGTTTGACTATAAAGCCATTGCAATGCAGGAATCAACCTTAAAGAATTACCATTAGCCATTGCTAGTAAATCATCTGCATTAGCATTCTTAAATCCGATAGCGAAACCAACAGATTCATAATTTAACGTATCATTCTTTACTGTATAAATCATTGGTTGTCGCAAATATGTAGTTTTTGGTGCCACTATAGTATCCTTTGCATTCTCTTTAATAGTACCGTCGACAATATCATATTTTTTATCATCTTCTACTTCATCGTCATCAGTAGTATCAATAGTAATATCGCTACCATTACTAACTTTGAAGTCTGGATTTGAAGCAACTATATTCTTTTCATCAGTTTCTTCATCCTTACTATATAAGAATGGATTTAAGCGATTACCGATTAAGTCTTCCTTAGGAAGTTCATCTTTGACTTCTGCTTTATTTATACAGATATCGTAAACTTCCTTAGGAGTTAATTGATCTTTAAATTGTTCATATGTCAATTCAAGATCTTCTCCTGTGCGTGCAAATAAATTTTTAACGTCGTTCATAAGTTTAGTTGTAATCATCATATTATCCTTTCACCAATTCAAGATTGGAGTTTAAAATATAGCCAGAATTATTCTTTCTAGTCAATTGTGTTAATATAAGCATAAGCGGTAATCTTCTAAGATCTTTAGAGATCTTATATTCTTTAGTACCATAGATAAATTTACCTTCTTCACGGTACTCTTCTAAGTAGTCTTCAATATAATAGAATAAATTAAGATTATTATTAATTCTATTATAAACATTACGAGAAGGATTAGGTTTTAATCCATATTTAATAAAGATATTCCTTACAATCTCAGGAGTAAATTCTTCAGCTCTTGATGCCATCAAGAGTTCATATGTAAATTCAGCAGATTTCACTGCATTAACTTGTGGATCATTCAAACTTCTACTACTAGTAATAATAGTAGAATCTATAGCAAACTTATTATAGTATATATCATCAATATATCTTCTAACAGCTGTCTTTGCAGTATTCACCGCATAATAATCACATTTATATTCAATAGCTAAATCTAATATTTTAGGTGATTCAGCCAATTTAAATAGATCGTCTATTAGTTTACTATTAAAATATCTAAAGTAGATATTGTTTAGAATTGAATTGTATGGACGTGTAGTACACTTTTGAAGAATTGTTACCATATCTAAATCTTCAATAGTACTACCAAATCTACGTTCTGCTACATCTTTAGCAAATTCATAATCTTCGTAAATTTTTGTTCTAACTACTGAATTTACATTCATCATACATTCTAACATATCTTTGCCATTGCCTACATCGATATTATTATCTTTAATAAATCTAATATTTTTTAGAACTACTTCTGGGATATGTTTGAATCTATACTTTTCATTTGTCATCTGTTTTCACTACTCCTAACTCTTTATCCCATCTTCTCCCTGGGATATCATTCCTATACGCCAATCTGAGAGGATAATACATATATATAAAATCATCCGATGCAGAGGTAAAACTATACTTATTTTTTCCATAAGTAACTTTACGTGTACGTATAAAAGAATTGATTTTATTTATATAATCTTTATAAAAACCTTTACGCTTAACAGCTTTCTTGATTTTCTTAATAGTAGGTAATGTAAACCTAACTTTATTTTTAGCATAGAATAATTCAAGATCTTTAATTGGATCATCTGATGTACCAAGTATCTTTATACACCCTATGCTAAAATCTAAAGATAAATGTGGACGTGTATCTACATTATTTTTAGATACATATATTGTAGGTTTTTCAGGGTCATATCTATTAAGATACTTTGAGTTATCAAAATTAAACTTTGCTAGACTATTAGCCTTAACTTCCGTGCATTTGAATTTATTCATTATTTCTAATGCACTTCTATTAGACCAGTAATAGATTTCATTAACTAGATCCATATTGAAGTATCTAAAATAAATATTCTTTATGACCATTGTAGTTTTTACTATATCTGGGCATAACAGTATATCTTTTAGAGTGATTTTATCAAAAGGTTTATTTAACATCTTCTCCAATTTAAAAAGAGATCTAATGTCCGTTTTTATATCAATTATCCGTATATCATCAGGTATTGGAAAATTAATCATTTCAACCTTATTTCTATAACAAAATAATGCATTCTTTAACAACACTGGATTGTATCCTTCGATATATTGAGTTAATTCCATTTTTATGCCTCCTTATTTTTATTTGCTTGACGACGATGTTCGGAACACTCTTCACGAGTAATTGTGATTTCCTCACCAGGCTTCAATGCTAAGATTTCATTAGCTCTATTATATACAATTGCTTTTAAAGTTTTGCTATCAGGAAATTCCCAATTATCATCACCTAATTCTGCCGATCTTTGATCGCTCATTTCACCTCCACCATTCCAGAATTCTTGTCCACAAGCACGATAAGCAGATAAAATGTTTCCATCTAAATCAACTTCTGCATTTAGGTTGTCATAATGACATACATCGTATTGGAAATACCCATCATTATAAGCATAGTTTGATTCAACTACATAACGATCTTCTAATCGTTTGATTGTGGTATGTCCTAAATAGACACAAAGTTTCCCTAAAGTTTCAATAAGATTAAGTTTTTCCATGATATTTGTCCTCCTTATCTTAATTACATTATAACAATATATCATTTCACCTCTATAATATATATCTATAAAAAAGAATAGGCTGCAAGAAATATCCCCATAGGAGATTAACTCCTATGGGGTTAGTTATTACATCTTACTTCTTACCATAAGTATTATCCCATTCGGATAATTTTTCATTGATTTCATCAAGTTTATCAGTTTTATATCCATATGCAAGATTAAATCTTAAATCATTAATGTCCTCAATATCCATATCCCAAGAGCTAATCATTTCAGATTTGAAGTCATAAAGATATTCTGTATCTACACTATTATATAATTCAGTGTATGCTTCTATAAAATCTTTAATGAACTCTGTAGGAAGTTCCATATCTAAATGACTTTCAATATCACCTATAATATAATCTACTTCCCAATAGATATCTTGATTAGTAATTTCAATACCATTGATTTCGCCTTTGAATGCTTGTACAACTTTTGATTCCATTTTAGTTTCCTCCAAATAAAATAATACCACTAGGAGTTAAACTCCTAGTGGCTTTTCTGTATAATCTCTTGTATCCATATATTCTATGATATCATTATATGCTTCTTTAATATTAGCATCATATATATCTACATTGATATACCCTTCAGGCATAATACGCATTATATTATCAGTTTCATCTAATGCATATTTAGCTTCTCCAGTATCTACTACATAGAAGTTATCTCTATTAACATAGAATTTATTTTGACTATAGTCAGAAGTAAATACAGTTTTCTCTTTTCTTAGCTTGGTACTAATAAGAGTATAGTATCCCCTTAGTATCATAGTAAATCTCCTTTTTACTTAAAACTTATTTACTCTTTTGTTTAAAGATAACTTATAGGCTAATGACCTTAATGTCTTTATTATACCCATATTGCTTATTAGCTTCTCTAAAGATAGCCAATATCTCCTCAATACGAGGTCTATCTCTTCTAGCTAATCTATGTGTAGTCTCTAATGGATATTCTGGATCATATTTATCATATAGATTACATTCAATATTTAATAGAGTAATCTTATTTAGTTCTTTATCTATGATTATTCTACCATTAATTCTTACCTCTTCTTCTCTATAAGTGCATTCTACAATTATACTAGGTAAGAATTCTTCTATAACTACATTACCAAATATAAAATTATAGAATTCTTCTGGCATATCATTTAAGTTAATCATTATCTTCACCTTCAATAAGATCTAGATCATTTTTAAGAATATAACTAGAATAGATATATTCTAATACATCATCTAATTCTTCCTTTTCTGCCATAAGATTTATTATTGTACCAGATTCTAACTTGGTTACGTTAAAATAAATCTTCCTTAGAGTATCATCTTTGAATATAAGATTCATAGTATATCTATACCCATTCTTAAATACTCCACATATAAAACATACAGATTTAGTATTCATATCACCAGTGATAACAATTGGACCAAAGAGATATCTATAATATCTCTTAAAAATTGGTTCATAGAATCCTTTTGGAAAATCTTTCTTCAATGTAAATCTCATTTTTCAATCCTCCTGAAATAAATAATATAGGTAAGGAAGTCTAAGCTTCCTTACCTTAAAAGATTACCCATTATTAATCAAGCTTGCATAGATCAAGAATTCCTCATTAAGTAATTCCTGTTGTGGGATGAATGCTTTACCAGTATTCTCCTTATTATCGAAATCAATAATTTGGAACTTAGATGATACTATAGTAGCAAGCATGGAAACGAGTAGATTAGTAATCTTCTCATTCCGATAAATGGATGCAACAGATTCATATGTATTAGAAGAGGTAATCTTCATTAACTCTTTCTTATTCATATTAACCCGTTTAATTACTTTAACAAACTTACCAGATAAAATTGCTTCCATTGTATATAAGCCATTAGATGCTAATATACGTTTAGCTGCAATGATAAGTTTGATATAGTTAGTTAAATCGATAGAACCTAAAGAAGATGGATCGCCAAACCACTTATAGAATAGATAGCATACTAACATCTTCTGATGTGGTACAATTGGAGACTTACGTCCTTTAGATAATTCTATCTTATAATAATCAATCTCTTCTTTAGAGAATGGACCAAATCGTTCTTCAATTTGCTTCATAGTATTCTTGAAGTTTACTTGATTATGAATCAATAAGGCTTCATTCTTCTTAGAGAGATGACTTTCAAATTTATCGAATTCTGAATTGTCATCATCATCACCTTCATTACGATCAGATGATAATTGATTGAATGCGAATTCGTATTTAGCATTAACAACTTTATTCTTAATATTGTTTTTAATGGATACATAGATTAGATTCAATAGTGTACCATTATAAACAGCTTTTGGAATAACTTGAATGATAATACTAATGATTGTATCAAAGCTATGAGAGAATTTATTACGGGAACGAATGAATTGTCTATCCCAAGCACCAATATTCTTATTCATATCTTGTACAATACGGCTGTTAGTTGTTTCAGACAACTTTGTATATAGATCAATATCTGGATGCATATCTACAATAAGGATATCATAGAACTTCATTAGATATTCGTCTATATTCTGTATCTTCTTAATATAAGCATAATGGATCAATAGAGGAATCAATATCAATTGAAACATGCTTACTTCCATTAATGCTTGAAGATGTTTATTAGCATATTGAAGTACATTACCATTCTTCTTATTACGTTTAATATGAATGATAAAGTTATCTTCATTCAATGCTTTTACTTTTCTAGCAAATGTACTAAACAAGATATCTCGTTTAATATCTGCCATGAAAGCATCTAGATCATATACATCAGATTCATCAGTATCAATCAAGAACTTAATTCTTGCATAGATAGCAATCATCTCATGGTCAACATCATAGAACTTTTCAAAGTAATTTAGATAATGTGTAAAGTGATCTACACGTTCTTCAGAAGAATAGCATTTTTTAATACTCAATACAAATGAGTTAAAGATAAGACTTTCTTCTTGATTGTTAGTTAGCATCTGAGACAATGGAGCAATAATCTGTTTACCTCTAATTGTCTTCAATATTTTATCTTCCTCTGATGGTTGCCAATCATCAATAGGTGGGATGACATTCTCTGGTTTTATTGAGGTCGAGAATGTTTTAACCTCTGGAGTACGTATTGAGTACTCTCTATCATATATTTCCCCTGACTCTTCGATATTACGTCGAACGGTCTTACTAGTTAATGCTTCAGTTAACTGCATTATATCCTCCTCATACTAACGAATATCATAATACTTCACCTTTATAATATATGATTTTATATTCGTTTCGTAGTCTTGGTCTTCCTGATGTTAGATTTAAGTTTCTTAGCTAATTCCTTGCTTTGCATTGATGCGGCTGTTGTATTAACAGTTTTAATTTTACCAATATGCTTAACTACCTTATTAGCATTACCACCAGATTTAACTCCCCTTTTAAGTAATCTATGTTTAAATAATGGATCTATAGCTTGAGCTTGCTTTTCCCCTTCTTGACGAAGTTGTGCTTTAATGCTACAATCCATTATTAGTTTAAAGAAATCATTAGAATTTCTAATCGCTAAATTAGATTCTGAGTAATAATGCTTCTCTAGGAAGCCATGTTGACGTATGTATAGGAACCCGAAATATAGAATTTTAGCGAAATTAATGACCCCATAGGGGTTACGTTCTTTAGGCTTAGTTTTAAGCACTTCATCGGGAACTTTATCTAAAAGCTCATCAACTAATATACCATGTGCATTATATACATAAGCATATGTAAAAGTAAAAGCTGGGTCATTAGAGAAGAATTGTACTTTATAATTCTTTAGAGTACTAGAATGGGTATCAGTCATTTTAGTAGGAGAGAATTTAAATACAACTTCATATGTAAACTTAGGTACCACTTCAGATGGAACTCTAAGGAGAATAAAATATGATTTACCATCAGTATAAAAGTTATGATCAATTCTACCATTGTATCTTAACATAACTTTTTCAAATTTAGTTTTATAAGCTTCAGCTAAATATTGCGAGCCAGTTACATTACCTTTACCCGCAGGAGATTTACCATATTCATCTAAAGTCATTTCTAACTTAGTCATCCAAACTTCTCCTTAATGAGGTTCTTACCAGGATAGGAATTTAATTCCTACCCCAGTAAGCTTGCTCTGGACAATTAATCTTTATAAATATTGTGTGCCGGTGATTGGCAAAGGAATTGCTTGGTTGTGACTAGCATACCAACCACATTAGCAACAATATCTAACACAGTGATATCTGATTTAATAGAAGATAATACTAGACCATCAGCTTTACCAGTACGTAAGTTAATTGGCGTACCAGTTTCAATAGTTGTCTTAATCATATCTTTTACTTTATCAGATGCTTCGGAATATGAGGAAGGTACTTCACCAAGGGAAGAACCGTATAATTTTGCAAGTAAATCTAAATAGGAATTGTATACCACACTAATGATACCACTATTAGGATTTTTATATAAAGTATTGAATACATTGAATGCTTGTACGTTAGCACCCCAGCCATAACCATATTCAGCAGCAGACATACAGTTTAATACAGCATCTTCTGCAGCATCAAAACGATTATCACGTTCTTCTGGAGTAGAACCACCAATGTATAAGTCAACCATATTAGCTTTCATGCTATGGATACGACGACGTAAGTTACCAATATCATTTAGATTCTTACCATCTTGTTTAGCTTGATCTAATTGCATTTCCAAGTTATTAATGATAGCTTTATAGAAAGCAGAGAATTCAGTGGTGCCTTCTTCGTACATGAGTTTAGGGTTAATAATCTTAGTTTTATTATAACCTGCAACGACTGCATCTGCAGTACCACACCAATCTACAACTGTATCTACAGTTGGAGCATCACCATTAGCTTGGTCTTTTTCTTGTTGTTCAAGATTAATATACTTACGGATAGTACGAGCTTCACATAAGTTAGCTAAGTCCATAAGAATTTCAGGTTTATAGATATCAGTTACAAGACAGAAAGGGATATTAAAGTTATTAGCTTTAGCATTCATCATAGTCTTAACCAATGGATCCATTACAGCTGCAATATCACTGGATACTTTAGGACACATGATAACTGTAGGAGTTAATTCACGACGGTCTTTTAAAGGTTCCATGATATTATGGTAAATGATAGAGGAGAAGAAGTTAATCATTTCTGGAGTATCAATAGGAGACTCAAAGAAATAAATCTTAGGAGCATTGATTTCAGCAGAAGAATCAGCTTCATTAGTTACAAATACTTTATCAGCATAACCAGAATCAATAGTCATACCATCAAAGATTTTAATATAGTCTTGACTATCCATAGAACGTTTAACGTCAATATATACATCAGTACCATTTTCCATATAGATACCAGAGATTAACTCAGCCATCTCTTCATTATTATTTGTAGAGATTAGAGCAATCTTATGAATATCTTCATATGTTTTGATTTCACGAGTTTGAGACATAATTGTATCAGAAGCTTGTTTAACCAATTCATTCAATTGACGTTCTAGTTCAGCTGGTGGTAAATGCCAATCATAGATTTTAGAGTTATCTAAGTTTGGTTCACACTTAGTAGCTAAACGTTTATAGATAAGTTGGGATAATAAGATAGCAGATGTGGTACCATCACCAACATTCTTAACTACATGAGAAGTTAAGTCTTCTAATACTTCACGGATACTCATTTCTAAAGTACCATTGAAGTAGATATTTTTCAAGATAGTATGACCATCTTTTGTAAATTTAGGAAGAATGTCATCTTTCTTAATCTGTGTAGCAGAACCATAAGGTCCAAAAGATGTAACTAGGGAATCGGCAATGATTTCTAGCACTGCCATAGTTTGCTTATGTAGAGTTTCTTGATCTACAATATTAGAATAGATTTGCATAACTACCTCGCAATTTTAACTAATTTGTCATATGGTTCAACAACGTAGAATAAGTTCTTAGGAAACATATCATA